AAGACCGAAGTAGATGGTGACAAGACCTACTCTGCCTCTGTCTACTCCACCTGCTCTGTTCCCGGCCCGAACCCGGCGAGCTTTGTCCCTTACGACCAACTCACGCAAGACGAAGTGTTGGGATGGATCTGGGCGAACGGCGTAGACAAGGCCGCAACGGAAGCGGCAGTGCAACAGCAGATTGAGCTTCAAAAGAACCCGGTAACGATCACCCCTCCCCTTCCCTGGGCTGCCTGAGATGCAAGAGTTCACCATCAAGATCACGGTAGAGGAGGCCAACATCATTGCGATGGGGCTGGGCAAACTGCCGTTGGAGATGTCGGTCGCGCTGTGGCAAAAGCTGCGTGAGCAGGTTCAAGAGCAGACGAAGGCAGAATGAGAGTAAATTTCGGCCAGTGGACACCAGACCGCCCGGGTATTGCCGACAGTCTGGTTGAGGCAAAGAACGTCTTACCTACGCTTGTAGGTTACGGGCCTATGCCCAGCGCTGCCGATTTCTCCAACTCTGCAAGCGAAAACCTGCTGACTTGTTCTGTAGCCCGGTGGAACACCGATACCCTGTTGATTGCTGCTGGCGCTAACAAGCTATTCCGCTATTGGCCTAGCAAGATTGCAACGATTACCGGAGCGACGAAGGCTAACCCTTGCGTAATTACCGCCACGGGTCATGGGTTCCGTACAGGGATCACAGTATTGATTGCTGCTGTTGGCGGGATGACGCAGCTAAACGGCAACTCTTACGTCATAACGGTGATCGATGCTAACTCGTTCAGTCTTAACGGAGTGAACTCGACAGCGTTCGGCACTTACACCTCTGGAGGCACAGCGACAACGCTGAAGTATCTGCAAGACGTATCGCGCACAGCATCCGCATACACAACCACTACACAGTGGACGTTTACGCAGTTTGGTCAGACTTTGATCGCTGCTAATGGTCTGGACAAACTCCAAGCATGGACGGTTGGATCATCAGCCAACTTTGCCGATCTCAACGCATCTGCTCCGTCTGCTCAGTTTGTGACGACTGTTCGTGACTTTGTAGTCACTGGCAAACAGGCAAGCTATCCCAATCGAGTGCAGTGGTCTGACATTAACGACGCTACAGACTGGACATCTGGTTCTGGTAGTCAGGCTGATTCGCAGGATATTCCTGATGGTGGTGAGGTTCGTGGGTTGACTGGTGGTGAGTTTGGGCTTGTTCTTATGGAGCGTTCTATTGTGCGGATGACGTACATCGGCGCTCCCCTTTATTTCCAGTTCGACACACTTACCCGTTCGCTTGGCTGCTACGAGTCCCGTTCTGTCGTGCAGTACGGGTCAATGACGTTCTTCCTGTCAGACGATGGGTTCTTTGTCTGCGACGGTCAGACGGTTAAACCAATCGGTGCTGAGAGAGTAGACCGTTGGTTCTACTCTGTACTCGATCCTGGCAAGCTAACGGAGATGTCTGCTGCTGTTGACCCGATCAACAAGACGGTGACATGGGGCTTTACCGACATCTTCCAGATGAAGCAACTGCTGGTCTACAACTGGCAGGTGGACAAGTGGACGCATGGCGAAACGACCGCTGATTATGTGAGCACTGTAGCAACTAGCAGTACGGATTTGGAAAGCCTTGCGGCGCTGTATCCGAACATCGACACGGTTCCTGCAAGCCTGGATTCTCGTATTTGGTCTGGCGGCAAACTGATTCAGGGTGGCGTCGATGGGGATAAGATCATTACTTTCGGAGGCGAGGATCTTACTGCTACGCTTCAGACTGGCGATATTGAGGCGCAGGGTCTTGAATCTATCATCACGCTTGCGAGGCCGCTGATTGACAACGGGTCAGCGACGGTGGCTGTAGCGTCTCGAAAGAGGTTGGACGGGAACATCAGCTATGCGAGTCCTGTTGCTGCTGATTCTGATAATCGCGTGTCTCTACGTTCTCGCGGCAAGTTTCATCGTCTTTCTGTTGTACCAACTGGTAACTGGGTCAGCGCTGTAGGTGTTGACGTTGATCTGATTCCGACCGGGGGCCGATGATGTTTCTGCGTCTGCCCCAGGCCGGTGGACAGCCGAGGCAAGTCGCTGAAGTTGTCAACCGCATCCTTGATGGCAAGATCAACTCTGTCAGCACTATTACGCTGTCGACGGGTAACGCCACGACCACCACCCTTCTCGACGCTAGGATCAGCGAAGATTCGTTAATTCTGTTTGTACCGTACTCTGCTGCTGCGATAGCCGATGCAGTGCCATACGGAGCGTTTCAGGACACTACAGACCAATCCGCTGCTAGCACAACCGCAGCGTATGCGGTGACGTTTAACACGACGGACTATGCTGTTGGTGTTGCGATTGTCAGCAACTCGCAGATAACCGTCCGATCTGCTGGCGTCTACAACATTCAGTTTTCGTTTCAGTTCGCCAATACCAACGTTGCCATCCAAGACGTTGACGTATGGTTCCGTAAGAACGGGACTGATGTTGCCGGGTCGAATAGCAAGTTCTCAGTCCCTAACAGGCATGGCGGCACGGATGGTCATCTGATTGCTGCGCTGAACTTCTACATCCAACTGGCAGCAGGCGATTACGTCCAGATCATGTGGGCGACAACTTCTACAGATGTGACGCTTGAGCAGTTGCCAGCGCAGACAAGTCCGACACGACCGACGACTCCGAGTGCGATTGTCACGATCAACAAAGTCGACGAGTCATCATCGTCTGACATTTACGCATCGAACCAGACTCAGGGTCAGTGTACGGTCAACCACTTTGCCAACTCAACCGCAGACAAAACATATCGATATGTCGTCCTTGGATAGAGTGTTCATTGAGCCGCAGAAGTTGCGGGAGATCTGGGGATGGGTCAGACCTGGGCTGTTGGAAGTACAAGAATACTCAGATGGCAACTGGATACCGGAGGATGTATACACCGACTGTTTTAATGGTCGGTCTATGCTGTGGGTGGTAACGGATCAGGGGAAGCCTGTCGGGTTTGGAGTGATGCAACCGTTGGGTGACTGCCTCCATGTTTGGTGCGGTTGGGGGCAGATGCTGATGGATGAGGGCTTTAGACACATCCGCGAGATTGCGAAAGCGGGTGGGTCGCGTAGAATTTCATTTGACTCAAATCGTCCCGGTTGGGAGCGTGTAGCAAGAAAACACGGATTCCGACCTAAGCAGTGGATAGCAGAGGTGTAATATGGCTGGCGGTGGATCGCAACAAGTTTCCCAGCAGCGGATTGATCCGACTGTTCAACCGTTCGTAGAGTTTGGTCTGCAAGAGGCGCAACGTCTCTACCAGGGTGGACCTCCGCAGTATTTCCCGGGTCAGACTTACGTTAACCCGAGCCAGTTTACGACGCAAGCCCTGCAAACTGCTGGTCAGCGAGCGATGGCAGGTTCTCCGCTCCAGCAGACCGCGCTACAGCAGCAACTAGGGACGGTATCCGGTGCGTATCTCGGGCCGAATCCGTTTCTGCAAGGTGCTATAGCTGCTGCATCCCGTCCGCTAGAACAACAGTTCCAGCAACGTCTAGGACAAATCCAGTCACAAGCGTCTGCTGCTGGCCGATACGGTTCAGGGGCGCAGGCTCAGTTGGAAAGCGGTGCGACAGAAGCGTTTGCTCGTGGTCTTGGTGACATCTCTCAGCAGATGGCTTATCAGAACTACGCACAAGAACGCGCTAGACAAGAAGCCGCAGCCGCTGCTGCTCCGGGTCTGGCTCAGTCCGAATACGCCGACCTTCAGCGTCTTCTGCAAGCAGGACAGGCCCAGGAGGCTTACCAAGAGCAGGCACTTGCAGCGGACATTGCTCGGTTCAACTTTGGCCAGCAAGCCCCGTACAGTGCGCTACAAAGCTTTCTTGGAGCCGTTTACGGTGCGCCGATGGGGACGATCACTACCGCTCCGACGTATCGTTCACCGATTGCTGGTGCGCTTGGTGGTGGTCTAGCTGGGTACACCTTGGGTGGCATGGCGGGATCGCAATACGCCGTTCCTGGCGCTGTTGCAGGTGGTCTGTTAGGCGCAAGCGGGAGGTAACATGGCTGATCCGGCAACGATGATGATGGCTGGTGCTGCGTTAGGCGCGGCAACCAATCGAGACGACCCGCTGAAGGGTGCGATGATGGGCGCTGCGCTGGGTGGTGTTGGCGGCGGTATCGCATCCGGTGCGATGGGTGGGGCACAGGGTTCAATCTCGCTAGTAAGACCAGACGTTGCGCCTGTCCTGTCGGACTACATTACTGCTAGTCAGGCACAGGGTTTGGTTCCGATTGCAAGTGGTCAAGTTACGTCCACTGGTCTGTCAAATACACCAATGTTTGACTTCGACGCTATCGCTCGTGCGAGCCTTGGAAGCGATCTACCCGGAGCGTCCGCTGTTGCTGGCGCATCTCCGATGGCTGCGCGAATGAATCCGTTGATGGCGCTTTCTGCAATGAATATGCTGGGTGGTCAGCAACCGCAACCAGTTGCCGGCGGTGGAGTAAAGCGTGGTGATCCTCGGCTAGTGCAGCAAGATCCAATCATGTCGCTGCTGGCTCCCAAGCGCGTTGAGAAACGACAAATCAGCCTGTTGTGAGGGCAAACATGGACCTTTCTAATTTCTTCCCTGCTGCGCCTTCCTACCTTCCCGGTCTGCTGGGAGAGGAACAGGCGAGGCTGGCGCGACAACAAGCCCAACAGCAGGGTCTGCTGGGTGCTGCTCTCGGTCTTATGCAAGCCGGTGCTCCTAGCCGTACTCCCATCTCCACTGGACAGGCGTTGGCGCAGGGGCTAGCTGCTGGCCAACAAGCGTATGGCAATGTTCTGCAGCAGAGAACGCAGGAAGCATTGATCTCGCAACAGATCGCTGAACAGCAGCGGAAGTTGCAACAGCAACAAGCCATGCGCCAGTTGTTCCCAACGATCTTTCAAACAACTACTGAACGAGGAGCGATGGCTGGAGAGGAAGGTCCGATTCCTACCGCTCAACAGCGCATCTCAATTGATCCGCAGCGTCTGTCACTTTTGGCTGCGATGTCTAGCGATCCGTTTGGTGCGCTCTCCAACATTGCCAAAACGATTCCAGAATTGCGTAGGGCTGGGTTGACTGCTGGCGGCATGGAAGGTGCTGACCCGTTTGCTCCGTTTATGGCAAGCGAAAATCCGAACATTCGCACAGTTGCTGCACAATATTCTCGTGCCTATCAAAGCGGTGCGATTGACGAGGCAACAGCAGGGCAACGCGCTGAAAGCCTTGCCAAGATGGTTGAAGCAACACAAAAAGCGCCTTCATCTGAACTTGCAAACTACGACCGTGTGGTTGCACAGGCTCGTGAGCGCGGAGAAACTCCGCCCACGCTTGTCCAGTATCAAGAAAGTTTGCGTAGAGCCGGAGCACAACCGCTTGAAGTAAAAATCGGTCCGCCAACAGCAACAAGATTGATTGATGCTGCAATTGAACGCGCAAATGCATCAGAGTTGGCTGCTGGTGGTGCTGCTCAAACACTGCGAACAATCTCTGATTTGAAACCTGTGCTTAGTGCTGGGGTGTTGTCTGGTCCGTTGAGTGGACAAACAGCGGTTGTTGCAAGGCTAGCGTCTAGTCTTGGCGTGACTGGCCAGAATACGCAAGAACTTTTGAACAGAACATCACTTGCAATGCAGCGTCTTGCGTCATTGGAGTTGTCTGCGGCAGAACAAATGCGTGGACAAGGCGCAATCACCGAGGGTGAACGAGCATTGATTGCTCGCGCTGCTGGTGGAAACCTCCAGTCTTTAACTGTTGGCGAGGTTAATTCGTTATTAGATGCTTTGGAGAGAACCGCAAAGTTCAAAATTCAAGGTCATCAAGCAAACGTGCGCAGACTTCGTAACATTCTTCCAGAAGAAACAAGATCGTTTGCCGAGGGATATACAACTGACTTTGACCTAAGTTCTGCTCCAGAGGTTCGACAGCAAGCTGGCTCTGCTGCAAGAGCCGCTGGACTTGTGAGGCAATAATGACTCCGACGCAAAGGCTTTACGCGCTCCAACAAGAACTGTTGACAGCGCAAGACCGTGGGATGCTTACACCTCAAGGTGAGCGAGCATTGCAGTTGTTGCAAAGCGGAGTTGCCACTCAGGGAACTGGAGCGTTCTTGCAAGGCTTGACGATGAACCTGTCGGACGAAGCGATTGGTTCAATTCGATCCTTTCTTTCGCCACAACCTGCTGAACTTTCTAGGACGCTGCAAGCGTTTGAGGCTGGTCAGCCTGGGCAACAGATGCCATCGTTGACCCCTGCGCAGACTGGCGCAGCGATTGAACGGCTAGGGTTGCAGCAATACGGAGAAGAATCTCCGATCAGAGCAATCGGCGCTGAAGTTGCTGGCGCTATGCTTCCTGGTGTGTTTATGCCTGCAACCACAATCCCTCGCGCTATTGGGTTGGGTGGGTTGACTGGCGCAGTTTCTGGAGCAGGACAGGCAGAAGGCGGAGTAACCGAAAGAGCTACTGGTGCGGCTATTGGTGCACCGCTTGGTTCTGTCGGCGCTGGGGTTGGTTCTGTTGCCGGTAGAGTGGTTGGCAAAGGCTATCGAAGCATGGTTGATGCCATGTTCAAACCTCCAGAGCGAGCCGGTGTTGAGTCGGCTAGGCAGTTGTTGAAAGAAGCAATCGAGGCTGATGTTGGCGACATTGACCAAGCAATCGGGATGATCTTGCAGCGGTCAGGCAAGCCATATGCTTTGGCTGATATTGGGCCGAACACTCGCGCTTACCTAGACGCTGCTGCACAACTTCCTGGCCCCGGAAAAAAGATTGCCGAGGACTTTTTGCGTCAACGCGACAAAGGGATGCTTAACAGGCTCACAAGCGACATTCAGGAGGCGTTTGGTAGCAGAGCATCATTCTTCGATGAATTCAATGCTCTCAAAGAGGCTCGCAGCGATCTTGGTAGCAAACTTTATGACCGCGCTTTCCGTGTTGAAGTCCCTGTAAACACAGAGCTAACCAACATCCTAAAGACGCCAACCGCTCAGTCTGCGTATGAACGTGCGGCTAGGATCGCTGCTGATCGCAACATCCCTTTGCCTAAAGTTCAAATCACCCCTGATGGCAAGTTAGTGACTGCAAAAGGTGATGAGGTAAAAGGCATCAACACCGAATTTCTGCATTTCTTGAAAATGGGTCTTGATGATGTTGTGTTTACTGGCAAAACTCCAACATCAGGCATTGGTCGAACTGAGCTTGCTGGGCAAAAAGAAGTGCGTCAGCGGTTGTTGAACATGATTGACCGCAACAATCCCGCTTACAAGCGAGCCAGAAACTATTGGGCAGATGACACTGCTGCAATGGATGCCATGCAGGAAGGGCGCAACTTCCTGAAAGCTGATTTTGATGAGTTGCAATCAGACTTGCGGAAGATGTCTCTATCTGAACGCGAGGCTTTTAGGCTAGGAGCGATGCAGAACCTGCTTGATCGGATCGGTGGCGCTGAGACAGGGCAAACTGTTTTGGCTGGGTCAATGCGAGACGCTAAGAAGTTGCTTGACCCTCGCGCTCAACGAATGATGCGTTTAACGTTTCCTGAAGGTGACGCAGGAGATCAAGCATTTGGCAAGTTCATCAACAACTTGCAAGACGAGTTGCAGATGAAAGTGACTAGCCAATCTGTGTTAGCGGGTTCTCAGACTGCTGGCCGGTTAGAGGCGATGGGCAAAATCAAAACTGAGGCTGCGCGAGAACTCCCGATGGGTTTGAGCATGACAGGATTGTTGATGCAGGCTATGCGCCGTGATATGGGTGCGATGTCAGACCAGCAGATGCGATCAACTGCTTCTGAGTTGTCGAGGATTTTGACTGCACAAGATCCGAACGCTTTGCAAAAAATCTCAAAAGAGTTGCAACAACAGACGTTGATGGATGTTGTTCGCAAGCGGTTGCCAGAAGCGCCAGCAGCGCTCGGTAGAGGAATGGTTAGCCCGTTCTTGTTTGGCGAGCTTGGCGGTAGTATTGGTGGCACGATGCAACAACCAGGATTGATTGGACAGTAACCATGACAATCGCAAAACTCAGCGAGTATTCGACCACTCCTGCAAGCAACACCGACATTGGTGGTATCAACATCAACGAAGGGTGTTCGCCTGCTAACCTGAACAATGCCATCCGAGAGTTGATGGCACAGTTGCGAGACTTCCAGCTAGGCAATCAGACCAGCAACCAACTGTCAGTTGCAGGTGGCGGCACTGGTCTTACTTCAGTCGGAACGTCCGGCAATGTTTTAACATCTAACGGTTCAGCCTGGGTATCGTCAACACCGACTTACGTTCCTACCGGCGGCATGATGATGTGGGGCACTGCATCTGCTCCGACTGGCTATCTGTTGTGTAACGGTGCTGCCGTCTCCCGCTCGACCTATTCTGCGCTGTTTGCGGTTCTTGGTACGACATACGGATCGGGTGACGGGTCTACTACGTTCAACGTGCCGGACTTTCGCGACCGCTTCCCTGTTGGTGCTGGTACGACATACAGTGCCAACTCAACTGGTGGTAGTGCAAACGCTACACTTGTCAGCCATACACATACCGCGACGAGTACGGATGCTGGGCATACGCACAACATTCAAGTCAGCAATTTGTCAGGCGCATCTGTAGATGATCGTTTGGCAGGTTCTGGCGCTGATTATGGGATTGCCAACGTAAACGACTCTGGAACGAACGTAAAAAGTTCTACAGCCAGCATTACGACGACAATCTCGACAGAGGGTTCGTCTGGCACCAATGCGAACCTCCCGCCCTATCTGGGTGTTTACTTCATCATCAAGACATGAACGACATCGAGGCTAAACTCATGACGCACGAAGAAGTCTGCGCTGTTCGCTACGATGGCATCAACGCTCGTCTGAAGCGTCTTGAGCAGATTCTTATTGGCAGTGCTGCGTTCATCATTGCGCTTTTGTTGGGGTTGGTTCTGAAAACATGATCGAAGTCGCTGTTGTACTCGCTACCGCCCAAGCCGCTGTCGCTGGCATCAAGCAAGCGATCCAGATTGGCAAGGAAGCGCACGAGTGCTTGGGCGACTTCATGAAGCTGTTCGACGCGCAGGATCAACTTCAGAAAGCGTCATTGGACGAGAAAGCCAAGCAGAAGCCGGAGCAGTCGGCGATGAGCGAGGCGCTAGAGACTGTTATTGCCGCTAAGAAGGTACGCGAGATGACACAGGAACTTAAACAGTTCCTGATATGGTCTGGTCAAGCTGCGGTCTGGGACGAGATTCAGCGTGAGCACAATGCGGTAGTACAGAGACGCAAGGCAGAAGAGTTGGCAGCACAGCGAGAAAAAGAGCGACGGGCAAAGCAGAAGAAGGAGCGAGCGCTGATTGCTGTTGTCATCGGTATCGGTGGCATCATCCTGTTCCACCTTGTCAGCTACATCATCGACGCATGGCCGGGGCAATAAAGTTTCTGGTGGTCAGCATCTTGTTTATCGAGGTGCTGATGCTATTTCTCGCAAGGATTTCGACATGAAGATGAGTACAGAGGAGGTCGAAGTTAGGGTTTGGGCAGTCATTGCCCTATCGCTAACCGGCATCCTAGTTTCCTCCGTCATCGGCATCATTCTTGGTGTGCTGTTTGTCGAGCACGACATGGAACGCATCAGCCCGATTGACACGCAATTCATGGCGATCCTTAAAGACATCATGCTTTTGTGCATCGGCGCTGTCGGCGGGATCGTCGGGCGCAAAGGTGCGTATGCAGCAGCCAATATGATTTCAAAGGACAAAGATGATCCCGCTAGGCCCGCTACTTGAGGTTGGCTCCAAAATACTTGACCGGGTGCTGCCAGATCAAGCGGTAGCAGACAAGGCGAAGGCAGAGCTAGCAAAACTCCACCAGGATGGTGAGCTTGCAAAGCTAGCCAACGAAACCAAGCTATTTGAGATCGAGCAGAACAACCTGACTGACAGGTTGAAAGCCGACATGGCCAGCGATAGCTGGCTGTCCAAGAACATCAGGCCGATGACGCTGATCGCAATCCTATGCGGCTACTTTACGTTTGCGATGATGAGCGCGTTCGATAAGAACACCAATCAGGCTTACGTTGAGCTTCTAGGCCAATGGGGGATGCTCATCATGAGCTTTTACTTTGGCGGCAGAACGCTGGAGAAAATCATCGACATGAAGGCTAAGAAATGAACTCGAACTGGGACAACGCACTGAAAGCCGTTCTCCATCATGAAGGGTCTTTCGTTCACCACCCGTCCGACCCAGGCGGCATGACCAACCTTGGCTGCACTAAAGCAGTCTGGGAGGAGTGGTGCGGTCATCCAGTCACCGAGCAGGATATGCGCGACTTACAGCCGAGCGACGTTGCTCCGCTCTACAAGTCGAAATATTGGGATCGGGTGAAGGGTGACGACCTACCCTCTGGCGTTGACTACATCGTGTTTGACGCTGCTATCAACAGTGGTGCTGGCCGAGCGGCAAAGTGGTTGCAGGAGTGTGTAGGCACTCAGCCAGACGGTGCTATTGGTCCAATGTCGCTGCAAGCTGCTAGGTCAATGGTTGCTGCTGATCTCATCAACTTGTATTGCAACAAGCGACTCGCGTTCTTGAAAGAACTCAAGACCTGGGATGTGTTTGGTAAAGGCTGGGAGCGGCGTGTTGAAGATGTCCGCTCCGCAGCACTCAAGATGATATGAGCTTGTTGATGTACCACTGAGCTTTCTGAAGGTCTTGCACTCCTCCCTTTTGCTTCCACCTCCAGAGGTACTTGATAGCGTTGCCTGTACAGAAAGCCTCCAGTCCCGACAGGTTCTTGCAGGCAACCGCTATCGCATCAATGCACTCGATGTCACCCTGGTTGTAGTGAGCGGGGTGGTCTACCTCAGAATGGTGCATCGTTGTCCCGCTGTTTAGGTTCAGCTAGCGTTGCCCAGCCATCCCAGTTGACAGGTACGGACTCCATCTTAAGAGCTAGTCCGTTCTTGGTTTGCATGACAACGCCGATCTTCTGCCAGCGTTTTTTTTCCTCACCGGACTTGTTGGTGTACGTTCCGGTTGTGGCGATCACTTCGTATGCGATGGGCATAGTTGCTCCATTAGGTTATTAACTTCAGACAGAAATTCCTTGACCTTCGTTTCAAACTTCTCCAGTTCCTCCGCGCTGGGTTCAAACCGAACAACAAACAACTGTAGGTGCTCTGGGAACCTGTTGTCGAATGACACGAAGTCCACCCATTTCCTGCCGGTGCATGACAACTGAGCCATCATCTGCGGGATGTACTTCGCTGGTGGTTTCTTAGCCTGGATGTACTCCAGATGAGTTGTTGACCGGGGACATTTGATCTCCACCAGTCCATCACTCCCAACCAGACCGTCAGGGCTAGCACCGAACCATAGGATAGTCGGATGCTTGATGAAGCCCACCTCGTCCACCAGTTCGTGGTTCGCCTGATACGCTGCTCGTGCGACAGGCTCCACCTCTATACCGCGCTGCATATCGGCATTCGTGTAGAAGTCCTGCGACATCCCTGTAAGCCTCTCTGTCACAAGCTGGGTGATGTATCCCTTCCTGGCTTGCGTGTCTTTCCCTGCAAGCATATCGGAGGCCCGAGAGCCTGTTGCATGGCCCAACCTAGCCTCAATCCACTCTACGCTTCGCTGATCCATTTGTGCACCCGTTGGTTGCGTCCAGAGGAAGATTTCCGCTTGCCGATTGGGATGATGTAACCCTTTCGCACGAGAGGCGCTATGCGTGGCGTAACGGTGTTGAGAGGCAGTCTTGTGAGAAACGCCACTTCCTCCGCTATCAACCCTCCAGGTGACTTCCAGAAGGCTTCCAGCACGATGCGCTCGATGCGTGTTGCGTTAATGCTGGATGCTGCCTCGTGCGAGGTATCGGGATCATCGTTTCGTGCTAACCCGTATGTCATTTGCTCACCTTCCAATCTTGGCAGGGGATGGGGAACTGAGGCTTGTGGTAGAACCGGCGCAGGATGAGTGTTTCGCTAGTCCAGAAGGCTCCAGGGTTCTCCATCTTGCATTCAGCGATGGCGAGGTCTAGCGAGAAGTTGTCTCCGTTGAAGTCAACATCACCTTGCTTATAGCCTCGCTTGATACGGGAGGCGTTCTTTAGTTTCTGTTTCTGTGCTTCAGTTAGCATTGTCGATCTCCAGTAGTTGCTGTTTGCGGGTGTTCTTGGCTTGCTCGATCAGTGCAAGGGACTCTTTGTCTGACTGATACGCTTTGTATGCGGCTGCGTATTTGTTTTTGAGATCATCCAGCGACGAAGCGTTGATCAGGTTTTCGATGGTCGGATGCGGATCGCGTTTCTTACTTGCAGCGTTACCGTCATCGTCTTCTGGTGCTATCCCGGTCGCTGCCATAAGGCTATATCTGCGAGCGTAGGTAAGCGCCGAACCGTATCCCTGCGGATCGTGTTTGCTGGCAGGAACATGCAGCTTGCCACCTGAGAACGTCTCTCCGCTTTCGTGGACGAACACCGTCTCGACGATCACTCCATCCGCGCATTCGTGCGTCTGCTGGATAAGAGCGATACCGTTAGCGTTGAGAGCATCTACTACAGCTTCAACACAGGCTGCAAGGTCGGCATATCGGGACTTGAAGTGCGGATTACTGCTTGACTTTAGCGCTGGGCCGAACTGTTTCTGAGACTTGACTAGGGCTTGGGCTATCTGTTTCATGGTTGTTATCTTTGAATCGTTTCCATTTCTGTTGGTAGTGCTGTTGCTCGCTAGGCGGGATGTAGCCGAACTTTCTCCAGGTTGCTTCTACGTTGGTGGCTGCTGCTGATACCCATTTGAATTCGAGGTCTAGAAGATGCGCCAAAACAAGGCTCCTATGGTTGACTCCGATCCTACAAGCAAATCGACTGCTGTTGTGCCCAGCATGACACCGAGTATTCCGAAAACTGCGTAGGCTAAAACCATTCTCATTTCCAACCTCTTTCTTTGTTGATCTGGTGCAGCGATGCTTCCCAGAAGCTGTAATGCGTAGCAAAGTGTTGAGTCATAAACGAGTGTGCAATCTTCTTAGCGTCTTGACCGTCTAACACTGCGATGGTTACTTGCTTCGACAGTTCGCACCAATCGTCGCTACATCCCGCAACCTCATCCCAGACTCGCCAGATGATTTTCGAGTTTTCTGTTTCGATCCACAACTCGATGTCATGAAGCCTGCGAAGTTCTTCTTGCTCCCAACGGTAGTGCTGATCCCAAGCACGCTGTTCAGGTTCTTCTAGCCAAGTGTCGTAGTCCATGTTTGCCTCGGTTGTTGTGTTGCAGTGGTTGACATCATATGTCATCTCTTTGGCATTGTGTGGATAAATATTTTTATCGTTCTTGCGACACCTATAGGCAACGGCTAACGCCTATGTATTGCGTATGTCGCTACAATGTCATACTATCGCAACTTTACGGGGGTGACATGACGCAGGAACAGGCAATCGCGCTGGCAGCAGCAATCATCGGCGGCAAGGGAAAGCTGTGCAGCTTGTTGGGACTCAAGCGGCAGGCTATCCACAATTGGAGGCGAGCCGGTCGAGTCCCTCTCAATCGTGCGGTGGAGATCGAGCGACTGACAGGGGGTCGAGTGACGTTGGCAATGTTGAGACCGGACTATGACCTTAACAGCCCGAAGTAAAGCGCTGCTTGTAGAGCGAGGCTATCAGGTGGCTCTAGTCGAGCACTACAACAGCTTCACCAAGCGCAAGCATGACTTGTGGGGCTGTATCGATCTGCTGGCAATCGGTCACGGAGAGACAGTAGCAATCCAGGTGACAAGCAAGTCAAACCTGTCTGCTCGCAAACACAAGATCGAAGAAGCCGAGGCTTACCCAGAGATGCTGCGTTCAGGGTGGCGGGTGGTGCTACATGGGTGGTTCAAGGAAGGCAACAGGTGGCAACTGAAAGAGGTTGAACTGTGATTTACACGCTAGCCAACGAGACTGCCCGTAAACGCGCATTGCAAGCCGTATCAGCCGCTAAACCGGGTTGGGTGGTATCCATCCAGCCACCCAACCGAACGAGCGCCCAAAACTCGTTCTACTGGGCCACCCTAACAGCGATCAGCGAGCAGATCAGGCCGCAGGGTAAGGAGCACTCTCCCGACATCTGGCATAGCTACTTCAAGGCTCGCTATCTACCTGGGAGGGTTGTCGAGCTTCCGAACGGTCAGATTGTCGAGCAGGAGCCGACTACAACAGGGCTGACGAAGGGTCAGTTTTCAGACTACGTTGAGAAGGTTTTCGCATGGGCGACGAATCACGGGTTGACGATGACGGACGAGATGTCTGTTTTGCGTGTGGACGCAGACACGACAACGCACGACTCATCAGCCTCCCTACTGGCACCGTAGGTCTGCAGTCGAGAGAGTACGCGCTCTATTGCGAGGCTCAGACGGTTTTACGCTGGCCGATCAAGAAACGCAGGGAGCATCTGGAGCAGGTAGAGAAGGCCAGAGGGATGCCAGCAAGGAGGGAACTAGAGGATGAACTCAGAAAGTGTCACGCGAGTGCGAAGGGTAAATCCGGGGCAGCGGTTCATTCTATTACGGACGGGTGAGGTGTATACCTACCTGCGCCTGGAGATCAGAACCCCGTCCGGTATGCGTCACGTTGTGGAGCGCGACGGTCGAGAGACTAGCTTGCATCACTCTTGTCATGTTGAGGTGATTGATGTTCCGCAGTAAGTCATGGTTAAAAGCCGTTGCCTCTCTATCCTGCCAGCGATGTGGTCTGGACGGTCAGACACAAGCTGCTCATGCCAACTGGGGTGCATACGGTAAGGGCATGGGGATGAAGTCGCACGACTGCTTTACCGCGGCACTTTGTCAGCACTGCCACTTTGCCATCGACCAGGGGGCGAAGATGTCGGGAGAGGAAAGGCGGGAAGCCTGGGAGGATGCGTTTCGCAAGACGTTGGTTGCGCTATGCGAGGCTGGAAGAATCAGTGTCAAGTAGTGCGGGGAAAAGGTTCTATAGCAGGTGTTTTTCACTACAAGGAGGTCGAGATGAAAAAAGTAGCAGTAGGTCTGTTGTTCTCACTTGTTGCGAGTGTTGCTTACGCTGCTTGCAGCACGCACACATACACAATCAACGGCAGGATGGTGACTTGCACTACCTGTTGTTTTGGGGGGAATTGCAATACCAATTGTTTCTAGCAGGGTTGCCTGTAAGGTTGGTGTAAGGCTTTACAGGCAAACTTTGTTTTCGTATGATCGTTCTGCGCCGTGGAAAGCGCATAGCAGGTCAGCGGACAGTCTTTATCGGGCTGGTCTATCTGACCGTTTCTAACCCGTCCTGGGTGCGACCTGCCGGAATTTCCACCGGATAGGCCAGCACCGATGGAGATTGTTCGTGCATTACTACCATCACCACATCGGTGATTTCGTCAAGGCGACCGCTAGGCTGACAGATGCTCAGTCGATGGCCTACCTGCGTCTGATCTGGATGTACTACGACCGCGAGCGGCCACTTCCAGATGACATAGAAGCCCTTGCCTTTCAGCTTGGGACTGACGAAAAAACCGTCCAATTAATCCTTGTCTCGTTCTTCAGGCTAGAAGATGGTTGCTGGCATCACACTCGCTGTGACGCTGAAATCAAGGAGTACAAGGAACTTATCCACAAGCGAAGCAAGGCTGGTAAAGCATCTGCTGAACACAGGATCAACACAAGTTCAACACCTGTTGAGCAAGTGTCCAACACACAGCCAACAGATGTTCAACTAACCAATAACCAAGAACCAATAACCAGTAACCATATAAAAGAAAAGAAACCGCGCTCGACGCGCTTTGATCTTCAGGAGGTGCCGGATGAGTGGATTGACTTCTGCAAGCAGGAGCGTCCAGACATCGACCCGCGCAAGACGTTCGATGCGTTCCGCGACTATTGGATCGCGCAGCCTGGGAGCAAAGGGTTGAAGGCCGATTGGCTTGCAACGTGGCGCAACTGGGTGCGCAACACTAGGGTTTCCCCCAATACACAGCAAGCTAAAAATGACCGAAAGTCTGAACTGATCTTTGGTTCGTGGGAAAGGAAAGATGACTTCATCGACATGGGAGATGCCAATGCCATCCCGCTACCCTTACGCTGAACGCATGATGCAGCACTTCTCGGTGATGTACGGCAACCAGAAGGTGAAGGCGATGTACATGGAGGACGACAACGGCATCATGGCTGCGAACGAAGCCTGGGAGACGTTCCTCCGCAAGACCAAGCCTGAAGTCATCCGCAAGGTCATCGAAAACCTGCCCAGCCTTGGGCGAGACTGGCCTCCCAGCTTGTCGGAGTTCATGGGTATGTGTCGCGACTTTGATCGTGTTGAGCAGCGCCAAACCGTGTCGTTGCCAGCCCCGAAGCACGTTTCCGATGAAGGCAAGGCGATTCTTAAACAGATGAAAGAGATGCTAGAGAGCAAAAAAGTGAGGTTGTGATGTCTGCTTGCACGAGTTGTGGGGGATGGAACTCGAAAGTAAAAGAAAGTCGGAAAGACACTAGGTTCGATTACAAGTGGCGTCTGCGGGATTGTTCAGATTGTGGGCACCGCTGGAGCACATACGAGGTTCCTGTTGATTTGCTAGAAGTCGCGGGTGGCAACGAAAACGGGAAGCTGGAGCGATGAAACCGGACGCAGGGTTTGTTGCAGAACAGGCAAATAGGATGAAAGAAATCATTCAGAACAGAGCAGCACTAAATAGAGACGATCTGGAATACGTTGTCGAGCGTGTTGCAAAGATGAAGGATGAGCGACTTCAACAATGTGTTGCCGAGCTAATCGGTTGGGGAGACGACGAGCGTGCAGAGTTGGAGACATTCATAGCCATTGCGATTGAGGTGATGAAGCGCACCAACGTCTCGAAGCTACGCGAATGTGCTCGGATCGTTGAGTTGCGATTCCTAGCGGGAGAGTTGAAGTGATTACGAATGTTGAGGCTGTTACTGATCCTGGGTTGATTTACAGGCCGATGGCGACTTGTCCTACCGGACCAAAGGTGTTGCTGCTGAATAGGGCTGGGATTGCTCAGACAGGCTGGTGGGATGGTAAAGGCGATTGGTATGTGGGCTGGTATCCGCTGCCGAAGATACCGACTGAGATCAGGACGTTGATTGAACCGACCTACAAGGTGGAGAGTTGAAGTGAGTCCGTCTGAGATTGTTGATGAGCTAGAGGATGACTTGCGGGTGATTGCGATCAACTTCAGTCATCAAGCGGGTTTGTCTGACTGTAGGAAGAAAGTCTTGTTGCGGCACGTTAACAAGTATGTGCAACACCTGAATATCGTTTTTGCACAGGACGAATGCAAGTGTCGCAACTGGCGGATACGAGACAAGTGGCGTGGATCACCTAGCCATGCAAAACGGATTGAGATTTTACGAATCAATCTGGGAGCGAAATAACATGAACCGAGACAACATCATTGCAATGGCGCGAGAGGCTGGGTTTGTAGATGGGGTTGTAGAGATTATTGGATTTGATGGCTTTGCTAACTTTGCCGCCCTTGTCGCAGCAGCCGAACGAGAGGCGTGCGCTCAAATTGCGTTCAACGCCAAGACATACATCGAAGCTGCCGCCGCCATCCGAGCACGAGGTGAGAAATGAGCAAACACACATCCGGACCGTGGAAGGCAATCTACGTTGGGTGCGGTGACTGGGATCTGCAAGGCCCGGTTACACAGGAGGACTGGACTCTCGCCGCAGCCGCGCCGGATTTGTTGGAGGCGCTAATGATGGCTGTGAGCGCCCTTGGGCGATCAGATTACATTCAGATGGATGGCGACAGTTTTGATGTTATCGAAGTTTCCAGCGCTGCCATCGCTAAAGCACGAGGTGAGAAATGAACAACGGAGGCCCAGCGTTTCCTAGGATCTCACAGGATCTGCAATACAAGCAGATCACATCCACAAGCGGCATGACCCTGCGAGACTACTTCGCAGCGAAGGCGATGCAGGGTCTGATGGATGCACCAATGTCTAATGCAGAGATCGCAGATGAAGCGTATCAAATGGCAGACCTCATGATAAAAGCAAGGGAGAAGAATGCGTAAAGACACTTGCTCTAAATGCGGTGGGCTAGAAGGCTACACCGAAACAATCGAAGACAATCACGTTGCGGAGGTACATTTTTGTCATGACTGCGGAAAAGCATGGTTTAGGCACTACAGAGGACCGGCTGGTGAACTGGGCAGGCTGGATCAACAAACTGGAGCCGGTGGACAAGACGGATGCGAAACTGATCGACCAGACGATTAAGACTCTCCCAGAGGATGTCAGGCAGATAGTCAAAGCTATCTATGTTCAATGGCCGAAGCAGTCGATCTATTTCGTATCTGCCGAGCTTGCCATGCCTCCGACCTGGATCAACCGAGCAATCACAAGGGCCAAAGATGCGATCAGCCGATCCTGAAACACGCCTGTTATCCGCTGTTGTAAGCCTAGCTATCCGTGACACAATGCACGCTCCAATCGGTAAGAAAAACTTACAGCTTCAACGGGAAACAGCATCAGCGTTCGACTTCCTGTTGACAGACACATCAGACGGTTACTTTGACTTGCTGAACATCGATCCTGGTCACTACCGTAGAAAACTGCTTGAGGTGATGAATGACACCAGTAATACCGATGTCCCGTTCAAAGCAATCGACCGCAGAACATTCCGAATCAATCAAAAACTCTGGAAGCAACAATATGACCGACTGGGTGGAAGGGTATCTAGAGATGCAGAAGATGATGAAGCAGATGCACGAGGCGATGCTGAAGAAGCGAACGACAGAAGCGCTTGAACTGTGCATCCAAATCGCTGCAACCGCTCGCCTAACCGCATACAAGATCAAACTCGATGATTCCGAAAATCCTGCACTTCATCTGGGTCGGTGACGAAACCAAAGCACCACTGCAAACCATCCAGCGGTGGAAGAACCTCAACCCTGACTTTGAAGTTAACCTGTGGGACAACTCTGACCTATCGAAAGGTTGGAGGCTTGCAAGCCATATGAAGCACTTTTGGAAAACAGAGCTTTGTGGCGTAGCAGACTGTATGCGCTGGGAGATACTCTACGAACACGGCGGAATCGCGCTAGACGCCGATTCTGAGCCTTCTAGGGCCATTCCTGACTGGATGCTAGAGCCGGATGTGTGGTGCTCGTGGGAGTCGGAGCTTCTTAGACCTGGGTTGCTGTCTAACTCTGCAGTGGGTGCTATTCCTGGCCATCCGTTCATCGGTCAGATAGTGGATGACCTGATGCACGACGAGCCGGGTGAACTGATGGCATGGCAGTTCTGTGGTCCGACACGGTTAACGAGTACCTGGGTGAATAACCAATACCGTGACCTTACAATCTGGCCGAGTCACTTTTTCCTGCCGGATCATTTTGCTGGACTCCCGTACTCCGGTGAGATGGTGTTTGCTCGGCAGGAGTGGAAGTCAACGCGAGGTAAATGGTGATTCTGTTTATCGTCACTTCTGCAATCAACGGCGATGCTCAAAGGTTGTATGAGACGCAACAAACGATTGAGAGCATTCACCGAGCGTGTCCGATTGCGTCAATTTGGGTGCTGGAATCGAGTTTCGAGCATCAGAACGTGATATTTCCTCGTGCGACGGTAAAACACTACGGCTCAAAGTTCATTCAAGACGTAAGAAAAACAGACCGAGACGTTGCCTATATCAAAAACGCTATTGAGTTGCACACAACGATAAATATTCTGCATGACATCCCGAATCGCTACAGTCACGTTTTCAAGATTTCCGGTCGCTACACGCTAACTGAACACTTCAACATCCAGGCTCACGTTGCAAACAAGGCGACGTTTGCCCAGGCAAGGCAGACCGGTTATCCCATGGAATACGTTGGGACGGACGGTATGCTGATGACCCGGTTGTATTCGTTCGATTACAACGTAATCCCGCAGATGTTGGAGACGTTGGAGCAGATAGAGGCGTTCTTCCACGAGCAGTGGGACAGTGGAAAAGTGTTCGACATGGAGCACGGTTTCTACAAGTTCCTGCCTCGTGACATTCTCAACGAAGTCGGTAAAATAGGTGTTAGGGGCCGGATTGGGCATCTAACTTCTATTGTCGAGGACTGATATGCCGATCACTAGCAAAGCGCAGCAACGTCTCATGTACGCAGCCGCTGGTAACAAGAAGGTGGCGAAGCAGACTGGCGTTCCGATGTCTGTGGCAAAGGAGATGATTGCCAAGACTCCCAAGAAAGCCTACAAGAAGATGCCAGCCAAAAAATGAAGCCAATCTGGGACAAGCCCCGTCCGAAAAAGCTGGGCAAACCTGATCCGCTGTCGAAGAAAGAAAAGAAGTCAGCGAAAGCGATGGCTAAGTCTGCTGGCCGACCCTACCCCAATCTCGTGGACAACATGAGAGCAGCGAGGAAGAAATGAAGTGTCCTATTGTCACGGGCGATGCCAAGCTAAACGACGCCAACAAGCAGAAGGCAGTCGATAAAGCTGATTACGGTGAAGCCGAGGAAGGCGCAGAGTACAAGTGCGAGAATTGTGCTGCGTTTATCCAGTCAGACGAGATGCAGGGTTGTCTGGAAAACGGCATTGCTAAGGACATGGAGGACGAAGCAGAGGACATGGGCTACTGCGCCCAACTTGATTTCGTCTGCTCCGAGGACATGGTTTGCAGCAAGTGGCTAGGTGGACAAGCCAAACGAGGTGGCATTGTCATCAAGATTGCTGGGATGATGGACGATGATTAAGCGTGGCAGCGAATCGTTCTCAGGCTACAACAAGCCCAAGCGAACGCCTGGACACCCTACCAAGTCTCACGCTGTGCTGGCAAAGTCTGGCGATGAGGTAAAGCTGATCCGTTTTGGTCAGCAGGGAGTGTCTGGAAGCCCCAAGCGAGAGGGTGAATCTGCCGCTGACAAAAGGCGCAGAGAGTCATTCAAGGCTCGACACGCTGAGAATATACAGAAGGGCAAGATGAGCGCTGCGTACTGGGCCAATAAGGTCAAGTGGTGAGGATAACGATAAGCGAAACCCCGTTCTGGCACGCTATCGTTGAAGATTTCTTCGAGGAAGCGGAGGAAATAGCGCGAGAGTTCCCGCATCCAGACGATGACTGCTGGTTCCGCTACGACAACCCGCTAGAGATCAAGCAGACCTGCAACAACTGGCAACGGTTCGGTCCAGCTACCTACCGAGCCTTTCAGAGTATGTGTGAGCCTGGGTTCACAATGTTCCTCGGCCACAAGGCAGGTGACACTCTGTATCCAGACTACGGGTTACACGGTGGAGGACTGCATCAGCACGGCAGAGGTGGCAAGTTAAACGTCCACCTGGATTACAACCTGCATCCAAAGCTGAACCTTCAGCGCAGGCTAAACATCATCGTTTACATGACTCCCAACTGGGACGAATGCTGGGGTGGGCATTTAGGGCTGTACGACAGGAACCGTAAGCTAGTAAAGTCAATCGAACCTTACTTCAACCGCGCAGTCATATTCGACACTCGCGGTTCATGGCATGGGCTACCGGAGCCGATTACCTGCCCAGAGGATGTCACCAGAAACAGTCTAGCAATGTATTACTTGTGCGACCCTGGTATCACGGACGGACGGAAACGCGCTCTGTTTGCACCATCACCCGAGCAAGTGGGCGACCCGCAGATTGACAGGCTAATATCAGAACGTAGTAAAATGTAAAGCGCATGACCCAATAGGAGTGCGTATGGAACCAAAAGAAGGAAAAACTAGGCGTAAGCCGAACGATGGCAAGGGTAGACCCCCTGGCATCCCGAACAAAGCCACCAGAGACGTAAGAGAAGCGATCCGCAAGGTTGCGGAGGAAAACGCAGAGGAGTTCTCGCGCTGGCTCAATATCGTTGCGAATGGCGACGGTGATTTAGTCAAGCCAGACCCTGCCAAGGCTGCTGATCTCTACCTGAAAGCAATCGAGTACCACATTCCGAAGCTGGCAAGAACCGTTGTTGCTGGGGATGCTGACAACCCAATGCGGATGACTGTCACATGGCAGGCATAGATGGACTTGTCTGAGTCAAAACAGATCGTAATCCCCTACACACCGCGACCGTTGCAACTTGAGTTGCACAGCGCGATGGAGGATTACCGGTTTGTTGTTGCGGTTTGCCATCGAAGGTTTGGCAAATCGGTTGCTGCCATCAACCAGCTAATCAAGTCAGCGGTGATGTGCCAGTTAGAGCGTCCACGTTATGCCTATATCGCACCAACCTACAGCCAAGCCAAGCGAGTTGCCTGGGACTATCTCAATCATTTTGCCGCACCGCTCGGGGGCACAGCCAACATCTCAGAGTTGCGAGTTGACTTCTGGGACCGCAGGATCGGGCTTTACGGATCGGACAATCCCGATTCACTTCGCGGAAGTTACTTCGACGGAGTGGTTCTCGATGAGGTGGGGGATCAAAACCCGAAGATCTGGAACGAAGTGATACGCCCTGCCTTAGCCGACCGGAAAGGCTGGGCGCTGTTCATCGGGACTCCCAAAGGCCAAAACCACTTTTTCGACCTACGCAACCGCGCTATCGGTGAGCCGGGGTGGAAACTCTTAGAGTTCAAGGCCAGCCAGACCAAGATCATTGCCCAGGCTGAACTGGACGACGCCCTGCGTGAGATGGGCCAGGACAAGTACGACCAAGAGTTCGAGTGCAGCTTCCACGCTGCTATCGAGGGTGCGTATTACGGACACCAACTCAACCAGATGGAAGGGGAGGGGAGGTTCTGCGAGATCAAGCGGGATGACCTCTGCAAGACTATCTGTGCGTGGGACTTGGGTATCGGTGACTCTACGTCTATCTGGGTGGCACAGGTTCACGGGCAGGAAGTAAGGCTTCTGGATTACATCGAGAACCACGGAGTAGGTCTTGACTGGTACGTCCGAGAGCTACGCAACCGTGACTGGCACAAGGCTGAGAACATTGTCCCGCACGACGTACAGGTAAGGGAGCTAGGCTCTGGCAAGTCCCGTCTCGAGGTGCTGCAAGCCGCTGGTCTGGAGTGCCGGATTGCTCCGCGCTTGTCTGTCGATGACGGTATTCAGGCTGTCCGTAGGCTACTGCCGCGCTGCTGGTTCAATGTTCCGGCGGTAAGTGAGGGGTTGAACTGTCTGCGGAACTATCGGCGGACGTTCGACGAGAAACAAAAGGTTTTTTACGACCGACCCTTGCACGACTGGTCATCTCACGGAAGCGACGCTTTCCGATACCTTGCAATCGGGCTGAACGAAACGCAGTCCAGTTGGGGCAAGCCGATCAACGTACAAACTCGCTGGATTGTCTAATGCTAATGCCGCAAGGTAGTATTGTGCCTAAACACGCTTTCGATGCTCTAGTCAAGGAAGTTGCCGATCTGCGTAAACAGATCGAAGAACTTAAGGCTAAACAAGAGCAGAAACGACCGTATACGCGAAAAGAGGTCGAAAATGGATATCGGTAGGCTACAAGGCATTATTCAATCTGAGATTGACGATGCTATCGGGATGCTGGACTCTGACACGACAGCAGAGCGAGGCAAGGCTATTGAGTATTACCTGCGGAATCCATACGGTAATGAGGTAGAGGGACGCAGCCAGATCGTTACCGGCGAGGTTGCCGAGGTTGTCGATGGTGCGCTGCCGCAACTCATTCGCGTATTCACTGCGAGCGATGACCTAGGTAGGTTTGAGCCTGTAGGCCCAGGCGACGAGGAAGGCGCAGATCAGGCGACAGACTATGCAAACTGGGTGTTCTACAAGGACAACCGAGGCTTTGCGCTGCTCCACGACTGGTTTAAGGACGCTCTACTGGAGAAAACCGGCACGCTGAAAGCGTACTGGGAGCAGAAGATCGATGTTAACGAGGAGGCATATCGGGGTCTGACTGACAACGAGCTTCTGCTGTTGATGTCGGACGGTACTCGGCAAATCGTCGCACAGGAGACGATTACCGAGGAAGTCGCGTCTCCTATGGGGGCCATGCAGCAGACGACGCACAATGTTGTCGTGCAGAAGCGCATTAACTCTGGCCGGATTCAGATTGACGTAGTGCCTCCAGAGGAACTGATTGTCAGCAAGAAGGCGACCTGTGTAGAGGATGCGCCTTTCATTGCCCACAGGAGGCTCGCCACGCGATCAGAACTGATTGCGATGGGGTTCGATCCTGAGCAGATTAACTCGCTGCCGACGTACAACTCGCTAGACTTTACCGAGGAGCGTCTCGCACGTTATTCGCCTGGAGAGGAACCGTATGACTCAGACACTCTTGACGAAACGATGCAAGAGGCTGAGGTTTACGAGTGCTATATCTACGTCGATTTTGACGGTGACGGTATCGCTGAACTGCGGCAGATTTACTACTCTGGCCAGCAAATTCTGACCTGGGCAAATGGGCAGGAAGCCAACATTAAGACGGATTACATTCCCTTCCATGTAATCTGCCCGATGCCAGTTCCGCACAAGTTCTTTGGTCAGTCACTCGCTGATCGGGTGATGGACATTCAGCTTATCAAGTCCACGATTACCCGTCAGATCCTCGACAACATCTACCTTGTCAACAACGCTCGCACTGCTGTCGTAGAGGGGCAAGTCAACCTGGACGACCTTCTGAATGTCACTCCGGGTGGAGTTGTACGGACGAAGGCTCCTGGGATGGTGCAGCCGATTACTGTGCCGGATGTGACTGGTTCCGCATATCCGCTGCTGGGTTACTTCGACAGCATCCAGTCGAAACGGTCTGGCGTGTCGGATGTCCAACAGGGGCTAGACCCGAACATCTTGCAAAACGTGACCGCTGCGGCTGTTGCTGCTACCACTCAGGCCGCGCAAGGAAAGCTGGAGCTAGTAGCACGAATCTTCGCTGAGACAGGCGTTAAAAGCTTGTTTAAGGGCATTCTGCACCTACTCTGCAAATATCAGGACAAGCCTCGCCTGATTCGGATGCGCGGCAAATATGTTGAGATGGACCCGCGAGAGTGGTCGAACCAGTACGATGTTTCGATCTCTGTAGGACTCGGTACTGGATCGAAGGGGGAGCAGATGGCGATGCTCCAGATGGTACTGGCAAAACAGGAGGCTATTCTCCAAGCTTACGGTCCTGCCAATCCGCTTGTATCGGTCGGACAGTATCGGGCGACTCTTGGACGGTTTATCGAGGCGGCAGGGTTTAAGGATTCGGCTGAGTTCTTCAAAGAGATCCCGCCCGAAGTCGATCAAGCCCTATCGAATCCTCCTCCGCAGCAGCAGCAACCGGGGCCGATGGATGCCATGCTCGCCCAGGCTCAAGCCCAGATCGAGATTGACCGGCAAAAGGCTTTGGCAGACATTGAGACTAAGCAAATCAAGGCTCAGGCTGATATTCAACTTGCACGAGAGAAAGCTGCTGCTGAGTTGATTCTGAAGCAAGAGGAGTTTCGGGTTGAGGCTCAGTTGAAAGCAGCCAAGGTCGGTGCTGGGATTTCGGCTAACGTGGAGATTCCAGGTTGAACCCGGAACGCGCTGCGAATCTCATGCGGGACGAGGAGTTTGTCGCTGAGTTAACCAAACTTCACGAACTGCAAATCCAGACGATTGTGAACTCGCTAGAGCACGATGTTGACGTTAGAGAAAATGCGTATAGAATGATTAAGGCGCTTTCAGTTATTCGCACTCATTTCCAGAGTATCGCTGATACGAAAGAGATCGAGCGCAAACGCTGGAAGATTTTGTAACTTTTGACGGGTAAACATGGACACGACTCCTAACGGAAGTGGACCGCTGAGTGTTGACGGTGCAGCCAACGCGATTCTTGGATTGATGGGACCAGAGGAAGGTGACGAACCGACTCCCGAGGTTTCACAGGAGCAAGAGCCGCAGGTTGAGCAGGAGACGCAGGAAGTTGAGGAAACACCGCGCTACCGGGTGAAAGCCGCAGGTGAGGAACGCGAAGTTTCTTTGGACGACCTGATTAAGTCTTACCAGCTTGGCACTGATTACACGCAGAAAACCCAGGCGCTTGCCGAGCAGCGAAAGGCTATCGAGGCCGAAAAGGCTGCGGTAGAGCAAGCAAAGTCCCTCCGCGATCAGTATGCGCAACGGTTAGAACTTATCGAAAAAGTTCTATCTGAGCAGAACAAGACGGAGGATATTGAACACCTGAAAGATACTGACCCTATTGGGTATGCCGTAAAGGTTGCCGAACTTTCTCAACGGGAGAAGCAACTAACTGCCGTCCAAGCCGAACGCTCTCGCCTTGCCCAACAGCAACAAGCGGAGCAACAGCAGCGACTGCAAGAGGTGCTGGCTCAAGAAGCTGAGAAGGTTGCCCAGGCAATTCCTGAGTGGAATACCGAAAAGGGAGAGGATGTCCGTAAAGACATTCGCACTTACGCGAAAGGTCTTGGATTTTCCGATCAGGAGCTTTCACAAGTCTATGACAGCCGAGCAGTGCTAACGCTCTGGAAGGCCGCGCAGTACGACAAGCTAATCTCTAACAAGCCAGAGGTCACTAAAAAGGTGTCCGAGGCTCCGAAGATGATGAAGCCCGGAACTGCGAAGGTTGTTAATCCAGAATCGGATGCGCTGAAAGCTGAACGAAACCGCTTGCGTAAGTCTGGCAAGGCTAGGGACGCAGCGACCATCTTTGAACGATTCTTGGCATAGGAGCAATCATGCCCACCTTTACCGCACACACGGCCATTGGCCAGCGCGAAGACCTCATCGATGTCATCTATGACATCAGCCCGACCGAAACCCCGATCATGAGCACTCTGGCTCGCACCAAAGCGACCGCAGTGTTTCACGAGTGGCAATCGGATTCCCTGGCTGCTGCAACTGCTGCTAACGCTGCCGTTGAAGGTGCAGACGCTGTGTCGGCAACGATCAGCCCGACCACCCGTCTCGGCAATTACACGCAGATCGTTCAAAAGACGATTCAAGTGTCCGGCACGCTCGAAACTGTCAACAAGGCCGGTCGGCGCTCGGAGAAGGCTTATCAGTTATCGAAAGCCGCAGCCGAACTCAAGCGGGACATGGAAACCATCATCACTGCCAACCAGGGCCGTGACCAGGGTTCGTCCACTTCCGCTCGCAAACTCGGTGCGATTCTGTCGTGGATCAAGACCAACACCTCCAAAGGTACGTCTGGCACTGACCCGACGACCATCGGCGTATCGACCCGTTCCGACGGTGCTACTCGGACTTTCACCGAGCAGCTTCTGAAGGACGAAGTTGCTGCGGCGTTCGAGTCGGGTGGCAATCCGACGATGCTGGTTCTTGGTTCTGGTCTGAAGCAGAAAGTCAGTTCGTTTGCCGGTATCGCTGCCCAGCGATTCATGGCTCCTGGCGACCAGCCGACCACGATTATCGGCGCTGCCGATGTTTATATGAGCGATTTTTCGACGCTCAGCGTGGTTCCTGACCGCTTTATGCGTACTCGTGACGCACTGCTGATTGATCCCGAGTACGCTGCCCTTGCGTATCTGCGTCCGTTTGCGACGATGGATCTTGCAAAGGTTGGCGACAGTGATAAAACGCAGCTTCTGTGCGAGTTCACGTTCGAGATGCGGAATGAGGCTGCTCATGCCGGAATTTTCGATCTTAACCCCGCGCTGTAACTCTTAACGGAGTGGACGCCCCTGCTTTCGAGTGGGGGCGTTTTTATATGCCAAAACTATTCTCTGTAAACGAAGGGGCCATCACTGTCGCGCACGAGACGGACGACGGTGTGATATTGGAAACCAAGCAGGATGTTTCCCATATCATCGAGGCCAACAAGAAAAAATTCAATGAGACTGCCAACAAGTTCGACGATGTAATCACACACATTGCTCGTCTTCCTTTGACGGTCATTGACGACCTGAACCGCAAGCGGGTAATGCAAGGGTTCAAGGTCATCGATCAGAAGGCGTTTAGAGCCTTCCTCAACCATCCTGACAACCGATTCTTTAGAACTCATCCGGGGCACATTTGAAAGTCGCTATTTGCGTACCGTGTCGAGATGAAGTAATGGCAGGGTTCTGTTTCGACCTTGCAAGGCTGTGTGCATACGAGGCAAAGCGTGGAGTGAATGACATTCAACTCCTGCAAATGCCTGGGACGCTGATCTTTACCCAGCGCGAAAAACTGGCGCAAGAGGCTCTGGAGTGGGGTGCGGATCAACTACTGTGGATTGACTCTGACCAACGATTCCCTGCCAACACGCTAGAGATCCTGCAATCTCGGCAGGTTCAGATGGTTGGTGTTAATGCCACGACCAGACGCGAACCGATCCTACCGACTGCGCTGAACCTGAAGATCGAACGCGAGATGCTGCAAGGCAAGCCTACGGGTGAGCCTTATCAGGTTTGGCACAAGGTTGAGAGCCGTGGCAAGAAGGGAATTGAGCAGGTGACAGCGGTAGGGTTTGCTTGTACACTTGTCAACAAAGAAGTTTTCGAGAAGGTTCCGCGCCCGTGGTTTGACGTTATCTGGACGGATCACGGCAATGTAATCGGAGAGGATGTAACGTTCTGTGTCCGGTGCATGGAGAACGATATACCTGTCTGGGTGGATCACGAGTTGTCGATGCACATCGGACACATAGGGGTCAAAACATTCGGTTGGGATGACGTAAAGCATGGCCCTAACGACCTACAGCGATCTGCAAAGCGCAATCGCAAGCTATCTCGCAAGAAGTGATCTGACCAGTCAGATACCGGATTTCATCCGTCTGGCTGAGATTCGCTTGCGGAGAGAGCTTCGCATCCGGCAGATGCTTCGATCTGTCACCACCTCCACGACTGGTGGCGACGACACAGTGCAGCTACCGTCTGACTTCCTACAAATTCGCGATCTGTACACAGAAGGTGAGCCGGTTTACCCGTTGAACTACATGACGCCGAGCCTCTTTACTCGCAACTCCCGCAGTTACGAGTCAGGCAGGCCGGTGGACTACACGATCCTAGCGGACGAGTTCAAGTTTGCTCCGACGCCTGATACTGCGTACACCTTGGTGATGCTGTACTACTCTGCTCCTGCGTTTTTGTCAGACACGAACACCACGAACGTCTGGACGGTGAATGCGATGGACTGTCTCCTGTACGCAAGCCTGGGAGAAGCCGAGCCGTACCTTATGAACGACGCTCGATTGCAGGTCTGGGGTGCGCTGTACAACAGGGGGATTGCTGCGCTATCGGAGTCGGATGACAAGGCAGAGTTTTCTGCTAGCCCGTTGGTAATGAGAGTGGCGGCGCGATAATGGCACTCGTACTGAAAGACCGGGTAAAAGAGACAACCAGTACACAAGGGACTGGTACGCTGACCCTGTTGGGCGCTGTGCAGGGATACCAAGCGTTCTCGGCTATCGGCAACGGCAACACGACCTATTACTGCATTCAAGGGACTGTTGACTGGGAAGTCGGTATCGGCACGGTTGGTTCTGGCACGTTGACTCGAGACACGGTGCTTGCAAGCAGCAACAACGGCAATTTTGTTGGATTTGGTGCTGGTGTTAAAGATGTGTTCTGCACATACCCTGCTGGCAAGTCAGTAAGCACTGATAGTCTGCCGGTGACGGGTGAAATCAATGGTGCCTCGCCTAATGCCACGGTAAACGTCGCAAGTCTTACTGCTGCTGTCACGACTGCAACGGGCGACATTGCGCTTGTTCCGAAAGGAACAGGGGCGAAACTTGCACAGGTTCCAGACGGAACCACGACTGGTGGGAACAAGCGCGGAACGTATGCGGTTGACTGGCAGACGGTTCGCACTGGTGCTACACAGGTGGCAAGTGGATCGTTGGCTGTCATCGGCGGCGGGTACGGAAATATTTCATCTGCGACAAATAGCACAGTCGCTGGCGGAAGTTTGTGTCAAGCGACACAGACTGGCGCGACAGTTGGTGGTGGCGGCGGGAATGTTGCAACCAGTTTTTATTCGACAGTAGCCGGCGGTGCTGACAATAATGCGAGTGCAACGCATACGACAATTGCTGGCGGCAGATTTAACACTGCATCAACCGAGTATTCAACTGTTGCCGGAGGTCGGCAAAACGCTGCTTCTGGTGCTTATTCTTCAGTAGGTGGCGGGTTATCAAATGCCTCCTCTAATCAGTACACCACAATTTCTGGTGGGCGTCTTAACGCTGCATCAGCAATATACGGATCGGTTGGCGGCGGAATAAGTAATACGAGCTCAGGCCAATACGCCACGATTTCTGGTGGTAGCAGTAACACAGGGTCTGGCGATTATTCTGCAATTGGTGGTGGACAGTCTAACTCTGCGACAAGTAGCACTGCTGTAGTGTCTGGTGGCTCGTCCAATACCGCATCTGGCACGTTTTCTAATGTTTCTGGCGGTATTAGCAACACTGCAAGCGGTTCTCGATCTGCTGTGTTGAGTGGCAGCACCAACCTTGCTGACGGGCAATATTCTGTAATCCTTGGTGGGATATACGGAACGGCTCGGCAGATGATTGGTTATGCGGCGCAATCAGGCGCAAATCCGTTCACTGGCACGACCGTTGGGATGGTGCAAACCGGCTCAATGTTGTTGGGGATGGTCACGACCAACAATAGTTCAAAAACGATGTCTAGCGATGGTTTGTCTGCTGGGTTTACCCGTAATGTGCTGACTCTGCAAGACAACTCGGCAATATTTTTCAAGGGATCTGTAATTGCCAACGTAACCGGGGCTGGCGACACAAAGTCTTGGACGTTTGAAGGCCAGATTAAACGTGGTTCTGGTGCGTCAACAACTGTGCTAACGGGATCGACTGTAACCGTTGGCTATGAAGATACTGGGGCATCAGCCTGGACGTTATCGCTTGCTGCTAATACGACTGATGGATCTTTGCGTGTATCCGGTGTTGGCGCTGTATCGGACACCGTGAGATGGGTGTGCAAGCTGGAAACTACTGAAGTAGGCTTTTGATGTTCGGTCTGTCATCATTCTCAGAGGCTCCGTTTAGCGGTATTGGTATTGCAGCGACGGGGGGTTGGGCAGAGATAAGGGCAGATGCAAACCAGTGGGTTACCAAGTCAACGGATAACAGTTTTCTCGTGAGAGATTCTAGCGGTGTTGACTACCAGTGTTCGCTGACAGTGTTAACAAGTTCTGCTGTTGGGTACGTTGTAAGTTTGGAAATTCTGAACAGTAGTGGGACAGGCTTTATCTGTTCTAGCAATTTGTGGCAAGATTCATCAACTTCGTCTAATGTGTGGGTGTAGACATGGCTGCTCCATTTTCAACGACTCCTGATAGCTGCGCTGTTAACTGCATTGCTATCACTCCAGCCGACTCTGATCTGGTTGCGCCTGTTCGTGCGCTCTACATCGGCGGGTCGGGTAACGTGCGGATCAACGACACCGGCGGTGGAAGCGTGATCTTTTACAACGTCCCTGCTGGCGTCATCCTGCCGGTGATGGCTCGACGGGTCTGGTCAACCAACACGACTGCCAGCAACATCGTTGGACTGCTGTAATGTTGCTCGGTCTTAACCTAAAACTCCCGAACCTTCGATCACTCGGGGGTTATGTCCCTGTTCCTGGCGCTCCGTTTATCGTACTGGATTCGACAGGCACCCAGTACACTATCGGACTACCTGCCAGAGACAGTTCTGGTGTTGATTACACTGTTGCCAGTTCCGTCAAGACAAGCGACGGAACCGAGTATTACCCGATTTAGGAGTTAAGCCGTGGCCGCATACGAGGTTCTTCTTCTCAATACAGCAATCCCCCAGATCCAAGCCGCACAGACGGGCGACACCTACGTTGTGCCTCGGGCTATTGCGTTTAACTCCGGAGTCAATGTCGTTAACAACGACGTAACGATACACGGCCTCACCGTAGGTCGCGGTGCAGGTGCTGTGGCTACCAACACTGCGGTGGGTACGAGTGCGTTGGCGGCGAATACGAGTGGTGCAGACAACACGGCATTTGGCCTCAATGCTCTTGCTGCAAACACGACTGGCACAAACAGCACCGCTGTAGGTTACCAAGCCGCATTGAACATTCTGGCCAACACAAACGATGCGTTTGGTGCTCTTGCATTACGCGGCTCGGCCACTGTTGCGAATAACACGGGCACAAACAACGCTGCATTTGGCTACCAAGCTTTAGTGAGTAATACCAGCGGTAGTTTTAATGTGGCTCTTGGGCAATTTAGCCTGTTGAACAACACCACCGCCTCCAACAACACCGCTGTTGGTTATCAGGCACTGTACTCCAACACAACTGCCGCAGACTTAACAGCCATTGGTTGGCAAGCTGGTTATTCCGCTACTGGTACAGGCTCAACATATCTTGGCTCTTATTCTGGTAATTCAACAACAGGCATTTACAACACATTTGTTGGTCATACAGCGGGCTATTTGGTTACATCGGGAACTAGAAATACCATTATTGGTCGATACAACGGCAACCAAGGTGGCCTCGACATCCGCACTCTTTCAAATCGGATTGTTCTTTCCGATGGAGACGGGAATCCACGGGGTGTGTTTGACAACAATGGTAAATTTACTGTTGATGCTGGCTTTATAACCACCGCTGGAGGCGTTTCTGGCGGCGTAAGCTTCACTGGGTCTTGCAATGGCGACCTCGGCACTATTGGTTTGCAAATTGCAAATACTTCAAATAACGTCGGCGCAAAAGCTATTAGGTTTTTAGGGTGGGATGGTTCGGAAACGGGGTCAGTTACCACGAATGTCAACAATACCACATACAACACATCGTCTGATTACCGCCTGAAGAACATCACAGGCCCAATCACCAACTCTGGTTCCTACATCGACAGCCTGAAACCTGTTGAGGGCACATGGAAACATGACGGCTCTGTTTTTGTCGGCTTGGTTGCACATGAGGCACAAGAAGTTTCACGCACTCAAATTGCGACAGGTAGCAAAGATGGCGATGAAATGCAAGGCATGTCTTATAGCAGCCCCGAAATGATTGCCAATTTAATCGCAGAAGTTCAATCTCTCCGTGCCCGTGTTGCGGCACTGGAATCAATTTAACCCCTGAAAGAAAAATACCATGACCACATTCACCACCACCATCGACCGCATGTACACCCTGCAAACTCCTGACCCAGATTACGTTGTGAACGTACTGTGGACAGTGACCGGGGTGGACGGCGCAAACACCGCCTCCATCGGCGGCAACACGCAGTTCAACTCGGCTGACCAAGAGGGCGCGTTCATCCCTTATGACCAACTGACTCAGGAACAGGTCATTGGCTGGATTCCCGCCAACCAAATCGAGAGCGCACAAGCCTGTGTGCAGGGCCAACTGGATTCGATGGCAAACCCACCTGTTAGCCCACAGAACACACCCCTTCCTTGGGCTGCCTGACATGCAAGAGTTCACCATCAAGATCACGGTAGAGGAGGCCAACATCCTTGCGATGGGGTTGGGCAAACTGCCGTTGGAGATGTCGGTCGCGCTGTGGCAAAAGCTGCGTGAGCAGGTTCAAGAGCAGACGAAGGCAGAATGAGAGTAAATTTCGGC